TTACTATGGATGTCCTAATGACGCTCAAATCAGCAGACAGACATGAGTTTGGCTTACCCCCAGTTGAAAACTGGAGAAAACTTCTAGGGTAATTAATGAGCGCACTGACAGATAAAAGAAAAATCCCAAGCATTTGTTTCTTATGTTGAACAATGCGCGGGTAATGAAACAAAAAATCCGAAGCACCAGTTGAAAACTGGAAAAAACTTCTAGGGTAATTAATGAGCGCACTGACAGATAAAATCATAGACGGCGGTAAAGGGCTTATGAGCGGCCTCCGAGACATGGCGGACTATGGAGAGCTAGACAATGCAGCGGACTACACTCCCGCGATGCAAAAGAGAATTGCTGGTGCTGTAGAGCAAGGGGCAACACCCCGAACTTTATACCATGGTGGCTCGTCAAATATAGAAGAGATTGATCCTGAGAAGTTCCAACAACGAGACTATGGATTTCTGGGAGCGGGGCTGTACATGTCAGAGTCTCCTCCGGTAGCAGAATTCTATGCAAAATCATCAGCTAGAAATTCAGCCGCAAAAGGTGACACGGAGGTCGGGGCTAACATCATGCCTCTGGTTACCACAGCAAAAAATACAAAGATCTACACGCAGGCTGAGAAGTCGGACATACAGAGGTCCCTCAAAGACTGGGATAGGGCTAAGGCCTTTAGCGATGATCTTATTGCACAGGGCTATGACAGTGCTGCTGTAGTAGACGTCAATGGAGCTTACACTGAGTTTGTGGCGTATGACCCTACTATAGTTCGGTCTGTGAACGCCAAGTTTGATCCTAAGAAATCCAATAGCCGCAACATCATGGCGGGCTCTGCTGCCACTGCTGTAGGTGCCTCTGCACTTATGCCTTCTGAGGCAAGAGCGGATGTAGGCTCCATAGAGCCTTATGAGCCCAACCTAAGAGACAGCATCCAGCAGAAGCTTGCTGACTTTATGGGGGGTGAGAGAGACGACGTATACCGCTCCAAGAAATTAATGGCTGCGGCAGATTGGTTCCCTGTGACTGGAGACGCTACAGGCGTAGCCGACACAGTAGATTCATACAATGAAGGAGACTACGTCGGTGCAGGGATTAATGGTTTTGCCACTTTGTTAGGCGTAGTGCCCCTCATAGGAAAGCCTGTAGCAAAAGGCGTTAAAGCGCTGGGCGTAGGTGTTAATGAGGCACTGACAGACGGCAAGTTCTTAAAGAACTACGGCGCAGAGGCAATGAATAAGCTAGATGAATTAGCTAAATTAGCGACTGCCGGTACCACTAAAGCAAATGCTCTTATAAACGCCACAGTAGAACAGGGTAGACAGGTAGGAATTCGCCTGAACCTAAACTCAAAAATACCCGATGCTCCCGCTGGTATGGATAAGCTCCAAACTCTGCACGACAAGAATTATAACGGGGCGGCTTTATCCTACGTCCCCCACGCTACTGTCACAGATGTGACTTTTAGTGTCAGTCAAAAGGGCCGTCAGGGAATTGCCGCTAAGATAGGCGGCATGGACGTACCAGAAGCCAAGAACAAATTCCCCGCCATGTCAGTTGATGGGAAACTAGCCTCCGCAGAGAATGTTATCTCTAAGGGCGGTGATGGTGTCATTGAGATTGGGTTTAACCCCAAAGCACACCACCTCTTTATCGACATGAAAACCGGACAGGCAGTTAAGGGGGCTAAAGTAGCTACTGTGGTAGGCGACCGAGTTTATGCAAAAGGCGTCAAATACTACAAAAAATCCGAGGCACCAGAGCCCCTGAACGCATCAGACGGCACGGAGCTTCCTAGCGAAGTGAGGTTTAACGAAATGAATAAAGGTGGTGTTGTCCGACGTGGGCAAGTTGAAGAAGAGGAAATGGATAGCGGAACCCAAGAGGAGCTAGACACATCCTTGCGGGCAGCAGCTGAGACTGACGATATTATAAGCACACCTTCTGAAAGAGAGGCACGGACAGAGGAGCGTTCTACTAGCCTTCCTTCCTCTCAAGGGGACGCCCCCGTAGTGGATAAAACTAAGCCCCAGACTGTAATCAGTATGTCCCACGGCGGTATGGCTATGGGCTCCATGATGGGTCTTATGGGACCTGATAATATTACGGGAACCGATCCAGTATCTGGCAACCCCATTCCTATTGGTTCCTCTGCTGAAAACGTCAGAGATGATATCCCCGCTGCACTATCTGCTGGAGAGTTTGTCGTCCCAAATGATGTGGTCCGGTGGTTTGGTCTGAAACGATACATGGACATGCACCAAGAGGCCAAGATGGGTCTCATGATGATGCGTGAGATAGGACAAATCAAAGGTGATGAGGAAGATGGATATGAAGAAGATTGTGGCTGTGGTGAAGAAGGCTGTCCCCTATGCGAAAGTACTGATGACAGTTCTTACGGCTGCGGTGATGAAAATTGCCCTGTGTGTATGGGAGCTCCTAAAGAAGGCAGCGAAGAAGACACAGGAGATGATGAAGACTATCCAGAAGCGCCTAGAGCGGAAGTCGTAGTTGTCGAAGAAGAGTATCCTTTAGATGAGGATTCTGCGGGAGTGGAGTCGTACCCAACCAAGGTGAGTCAAAAACCCAAGGGCTAATGATTTGGGCTACCCAGCACGGCCCCCAAACTAGAGTAAATTAAAATGGCTAAATACCGTGGTTCCCAGTCGGACCAGTTACAAAATGAAATTACCGAGCTTGAGAAAAGCATAAACGCACCTTCGCTACCGGATACCCTTCCCGTAGAAAGTGGGGATGAATCGTTTAAAAAGCGCTACGGTGATTTGCGTAGGCACCTACAAACTATCCAATCACAAAAGGATGGGGAGATAGATGCTCTCAAAGATCAGTTAGATGACGCTACTAAGGCCCAAATTAAGTTTCCAAAAACCGATAAGGAAATTGCGGACTGGAGTGGGCGCTATCCAGAGGTAGCCAAGATCATAGACACGATTGCGCAGAAGCGCGCAAATGAGGTTTTAGAGACTGGTGAGAAGCGGATTGCTAACTTAGAGAAGCTTGAACAAAACATGAACAAGGATAAGGCAGAGGATCATCTTCGCAAGCTCCATCCAGACTTTGATAAGATCCGAAACTCTACCGCCTTTCACGAGTGGGTCATGGTGCAACCTCAGTGGGTGCAGGACTCTCTTTATAAGAACTCCACAGACGCAATGTCCGCCAGTAGGGCAATTGATCTGTACAAAGTAGATACCGCCAGCAAACGACGTCCCTCTAATGGTGCCGGAGCAGCCCAAGCAGTATCTAGATCTAACTCATCAGCACCAGCAGGACGGGGCCAATCTAAGTTTAGTGAAAGCCAAGTTTCTAAGATGTCTTCCGCTGAATACGAGAAAAATGAGCCCGCCATCATGGATTCTATGCAAAAAGGTTCCTTTGTGTACGATCTTTCTGGCGCAGCTAGATAATACCTCTTGAGAAACCCTTAATTGAGTGATATAATTCTACAATAGGAAGACCCCTCAATTGGGGGTTTCTCACTCGCTCCGATTCAGGAGCACAGTAAGGCCGCTTACAGCCCACCCTTACAAACCACACCCAACAGAAGTTTTGACGATAAGTCCACCAGTTTAGCTAGGCCCGTGATGGTGCAAAAGTAGCGGCAGATCAGCCCTCTTTTCACATCATGCACCCTATAGCTGTAACAGCCGCTTCGCAGTCGTCTTCTGGTTTTAACCTCGTCTCATTCTGAGACTTTGTCTAACGCCACTAGGAGTACAACTCATGGCTTTTCCATCAGCATCAGGTCACACCAACCTACCCAACGGCGCGTTCAGCCCCGTAATTTACAGCAAAAAAGTGCAGCTTGCTCTGCGCAAAGAGTCTATTGTAGAAGGCATTACTAACACCGACTACATGGGCGAGATCGGTTCAATGGGCGATTCAGTTCGCATCATGAAAGAACCGACGATCACTATTTCGGACTACAAGCGTGGCACCGCCTTGGCTTCTCAGGACCTTGCGGATACCGATTTTTCTTTGGTCATCGACCAAGCGAATGCGTTCCAGTTCCAAGTAGACGACATCGAGACTCAACATTCTCACCACAACTTCATCAGCCTTGCTACAGATAATGCAGCATACAAGCTGAAGGACGCTTTCGACCAGAACGTATTGGGCTACTTAGCCGGTTACGAGTGGGGCGGTTCTTCTTGGGCTGCTCGTACTACTCAGGCTGGTACCAAAGCCGACACAGGTACTGGTGCCGACGAACTGTTTGCAGCTAACAAGATCGACGCAGCTACCTTTGGTGGAACTACTGGTAACTCTCTGCCTTTGGCAGCGGGCGGCGGTGCAGGCGCAATCACTTCTCCACTAGCTATGCTTAACCGCATTGCTCGTCAGATGGACCAAGCAAACGTAGCAACAGAAGATCGTTGGTTCGTAGCTGATCCAGTATTCTACGAGTTGCTAATGGATGAGAACAGCAAGTTGATTAATAACGACTTTGCTGGTGGTCAGGATGCAGGCGACGTTCTTCGTAACGGACGTGTTGTTTCTGGTCTGATCCGAGGCTTCAAAGTCTATAAGTCTAACAACCTCCCATACGCTGGTACTGGATCTGGTACTGCTGATGCAGACGGTTCTGATGCTAACTTTGGTATTGTTGTTGCAGGACACCAGTCAGCAGTAGCTACAGCTCAGCAAATCTCTAAGACGGAGAGCTTCCGCTCACCTGATACGTTTGCCGATGTTGTCCGTGGAATGAATCTCTTCGGTCGCAAGATTCTGCGTCCAGAGTGCCTATTCACTGCGGAATACAACGTAGCATAAGTAGTTTGGTTAAGGGGGGTCTTTCGGGGCCTCCCTTCCTTTTATCTGTTAAAAAGTGAACTAGATGCCCGCTACCTTTTTAGATTTATCAAACAGAGTTTTACGACGCCTTAATGAGGTGGAGCTCAGTTCATCTGACTTCCCCACAGCTAGAGGTGTGCAGGCTCTTGTTAAGGACGCAGTCCAAGCGTCAATTGCATCTATTAATCAGTCTGAGTTTGAGTGGCCCTTTAACGCAGCTGAGCACACCCAGA